ACCGCTTCAGAGTATGAAGTGGCAGCAGTCAGATTTCGCAACGTAATCAAGGCAGAACCAGCAGCCAAATATGAAACGTAAGTTGTGTAAGCACCAAGCGCACTACCAGTGGTATTGCTTGATACGTTCACAATGATGGTGTCATTGATGGAAATCATGCTGTTGGTCAAAATAAACGAAACAGCGGTGGCTCCTGCCAATGCAGCGTTGTTCATGGTAATGCGGCCAGCAGACTTGTTCAGAGTTACCCCTGTGGACTTGTCTGTTGCTTGCGTCACCGTGCCTTGAGCCGCTGAACTGTAACCAATTTCTTGGCTTGCGTAGCAGGTAGTAAATTCCGGGTCGGAGTAAGCAACGCCTACTGCTTGTGTATTTGGCATGATTTTTCCTTATGAATGCCTCACGCCTTTGTGAGCGTGAGGCGTTTCTATCACAGACGATACAAAGACCAAGCAGCATCGCCGGTTTTACGGGCGCGGAAGGTAGCAGACGTACCTGCAACAGCCGCAATGGTCATAAGACCTAGCGAGCCAGAAGTGCCAACCGTCCAGCCAGTACCAGCAGTCATGGTGATGACGCCAGAACTGGAGCCGTCCACGTTGATTACTTGGAACTCAAAAGCCGAATTGTTGGGCATACTTGGAAAAGCAGCGTCCATCAAAGCAGCCGTTGGGAGCGTGTAAGCAGCAGCAGAAGCGCCTGGGGAACCAAGAATAATCCGGGTAGCCAGTTGAGCCACGGTCAGAGTTGCTGCGCCTGCGGCGACTGCGCTTGGTGTAGGCTGGGCATTGAACTGAATTTCACCAGTATTGCCGTCACCGACTTGATAACCACCAGAACCATTAGGGAGAGCCATGATAAATCCTTATGAAAATGTTAAGAAGCCCCCGAAGGGGCATTCAATTTAGCCCCAGATACGGGCGGCCATTTGTGGGCGAATAGTGCCAAAACCGTACAAAACGTCAATACGGCAAGGCATCCGGTCATTGTTGATGTCGTACTGGCGAACCACACGCAGGCTGATGCCGTTATGGTTAGCGCGAGCAGCCATATCTACCCCCTGGGGCATGAGAAGGTCAGCCGTAGCAAACGTTATTGCGTCCTTGTGGTAAACCAAATTCTGCGGATAAGCAGTCGATGCAGCACCGAGGAAGGTCACGGCAGCGTTGTCAGCAGGGAAGCTGTCAACGGTAGCCAATGCGCTTGCGCTGGTGTAGATTGGTGGGCTGATTGCCATGCTTGCCATGTCACCGCCAGAAGCAGTCTGAGCAGCCGTCACAACAAATTGCTGAAGCGAACCAGTTGACTCACGGGTTTGTGGGTTAACTGCATACACATTGGCAATCGTAAACACATCGCCAACAGTCACAGTGGTGTTGCTGGTAAGGCCGTCCAAAGTGATGGTCGACTGACCTTGGGTTGTCACAGCGCCGTTTACAAGGATCGTACCAGCGCGTGAGCCAGTGGTGTGAACCTTGATGGACTGGCTCATGTTGACTTCTTCAAAGCCCAGAACACCCGTGCCCATCATGCCGTTCTTGAATTGACGGGAAATGGTGTCGGTGGGGTTAAACAAGCCTTTCATGCCTTCAACCAAGCCAGCGTTAGCGGCAGGATTGACAGTGGCGTAGCGCGGAGACATGACAGCAGCGTTCTCGTTCAGCTTCTGCTGGGCTTGCAACAGCACCAAAGAAGTCGAAGGAGTCGTACCGGGGGTGCCAACAGAGGCGTAAATGCTTTTGTAGGCGTTGGCAACGTCAGCGTCAATGCTAGAGGCCAACTGGCTGATACGAGGCTTCAGAACACGTTCTGCGAAGTCGTCCAATTGCAGGGTCAGTTCAGCAGACGTAAAGTTCACGCCGATGTGCTTCTGGCTTGCCACGGTCAGGGTCGTAAACTGCTCGTTGTCGTCCTGAACTTGCAGGGCGGCACCGTCAGTGACCAAAGCGCGGTCAGGCAGGCGGATACGCAGGGTAGAGCCGATCTTGGCACCGTTAACAGCAAAGCTGTCATCGTACTGTCGGTTCACGTTGCGGGTAATCACCAGGTTGTTCTCCAGAATTTCCAGAGCCTTCCGGGTGATCATGTCAATGGTAAGAATGCTATTAGCCACGATATTTCCTTAAAAACAAATTAAAACTTACGCGCTTGTTGCGCTTTCACTTGTCGCGCTCTTTCGGCCTCAATCCACTGGCTGGTTGTCATGGTCTTGGTAGACCTTGGATCAGTCGTGTCATAAGACCCAGAACCCACCCCTCTGGCGGTGACTGGTGAAATCGGTTCAGGCGCACCAGAAGTGCGTTTTTGAACGGGGTTATCAGCTAACTTAGCCTCAAGCCGTCCAAGTTCTTTTGCCTGCAAAATAGGCGATAGTCGAGAAATACGATCTGCCTCTTTCGGGTTAGAGCCAAGGTGATAAACCAAATCAGGCCCAATATCCGACGATTGAATCGTCTGCGCCATCACGGTTGTGATTTTTAGGTTCGGGTTGTAGGCAACTTGTTCAAAGTCGCTGTACTTAGACCGAGCCGTTTCTTCACGCTCATGATAGTTGTCAAGAATCTCAGCTTGCTGTTTCTGAATTTCCCGTTGCTCAATCAGTTTATAAGCCTTGGCTTCTGCGTAAGCATCAACCGACTCAAACTGATCTTGCGGCGGTAAGTCCACTGCCACTGGCGGCGCAGGCTGTCGCTCTCGTTCCCACTTTCGCTGCTCTCTTGCGAGACGTTTTCCAATTGCGGCGTCAAGTTCTTCTTGTGTGAAGGTCTTGGGAGCCTCAACTTCCGGCGTTTCAACTACAGGTTCTGGTGTGGCCGCCGTGGCTTCCAGTTCCGGCGCGGGGGCTAATTCCGCTGATTGCTCTACTTCTGACATTTTGAATCCTGAGATTCCCTGGTTTGCCGAACCAGTACGGGGCTATTATGCCAAAAAATGCTCTGCTTGTCGGGCTTCGATTTCGTATGGGTTTGCTAGATAACCATATCTGACCATCCAATAACTGTACTTGATCAGGTACATCAGCTTGCCATCACGCTGCATCTGTTCCAAATGCTTGCTCTCATGCCTGATCAATGGTTGACACAGTTCATAGCCTGGAGCCATGTAGATGACATTCCAGAAGCTAGTCCAGCCTTGGAAGCCACATGCTTTCATATAGAGCAAGATTAGGCCAGAGGCAGTACGAATCATGGTGTGGCAGTAGCAGCCTGTGCAGCCTTGTACGCAGCCACAACAGCAGCAGTGTGTGTTGCCGCACAGATGGCCTTCACACGGGCATCCTCGGCGCTGTAATCGTCGCCGGGGGCAACAACATGGCGGTGGAATGAGCCGCTGATCTGTTTACCGTCTTCCATAATGGCGGTCTTGGTGCGTACTTGTACAGCGCCATTTTCTAAGACCTCAATGCGGTCAACAATTTCAACTTTAGTTAGTGCCATTTTGATCTCCAATCAAAACCAAGAATCCAGTTAGCCGAACTGGTACGGTTAAAGGTTGCCCTCAGACACCCATGTACCCGGACTTCCAGCCACAGTGTTACGCCATCCTTTTGGGCTGCCAACAACAGGAATTGATTGCTCTATGCGATCACCAACCTGCCAACTGCCGCCTGGGGGTGCTGAGTTAAGTCGCTGTTCAAGATTGACGTTAGCAGCACCGTTACTTATTTTGGCCGTATCTGACGTATCAAAATCGTTACTATCGTCAAAATACACATTGCTGCAAGTACCGCCTGATAGAAAACGATAAAGAGTTCCTGAACGCGATACGTTGCCAGCCCCTCGAACATTTGAACAATCTTGAACGTACAAACCAATATAACCTGCTCCACAAATGTTGTTTGAAACAGTTGCACGGTTAAGATTGTTTAGATTCATGCTGACACTTAAAGCGCCAGTGCTAGTCAGCGTGTTACCGCTAAAAGTACCTGATATGGTTGTACCTGATGCAGACTTATAAGTGTATATCTGAGCATCGTTTCCACCTTGTACTACATTCCCGGTGACTGACACATTAGACATACCAGATGCTGACTGCACATTTAGAACAATTCCAGCCCTTGCTACGTTTGTTGGAGCAGATACAACATTGCCAGTAATTGCGGTATTTGCACAGTCAATCCCAAAAATGCCCTGTCCATTTGTAGAGTCTGAATAGTGAACAACGTTTCCGGTTACTGTTGCTCTTGCAGTGCTAACAGCAATGCCACTATATTTGTTTGTTGAAACTTTGTTATTTGAAACAACTACCGGCTCAAGTGCTTGACCAAGTGCAATATCAAATGAAAGTGAAATACCCGCAGGGTTGTTTGTTGCAAGGGTTGTGCTTTGGCAGCAGTCTTCTACAACGTTTTCTGTCACGATACATCCACCAGCAGATTGAACGTAGATTCCGTTGCCACTAGCACCACTTAAAGCAGACCCAAGAATTCCATAAACGTGATTTTCTTGGACAATGCTTTGCTGATTTCCCGGCGTTACTTGATAAAGAATAATACCGTAAGCAGTTTTTGGGTTTACTAAATTACCAATGATTTTATTGCGATAAGGCGTTTTGTTAATGCTTGGGCCTTGCACAAAGACGCCAACTGAACCAGTGCCGAAACACCTGTTGTAAGAAACTGTGTTGTAACGTGCATTGTTATAAACCCCAATATCGTGAGTATCTGCGTGTGTACCAAGAGTGTTGTATACATAGCAGTTTGTCACTGTGCAGTATTCGGATTCATTAAGAAAAACCCCTGAGTATTGCATCCCTTCAAATTCAACGCCATCAACCATGCACTGAGTACAAGTGTTTAAGTTGATACCGCCAATCAATCCTGTAGCCCCAGCAATAGTGTACTTAAACTTGCCGCCAAAAATCTTTATGTTAGTTTTTGAAACAGCAGAAAACAAAGAAATGCTTGTGGTTGCCGATTGCACAATAGCTTGTGGGTCAAGCTGTATTTCAATGTTTGACGGTAGACTGATAGCAGTCGTAATAAGGTATGTTCCTTCAGGGAAAAAACATGAACTTCCCTCTGATGCTGTTATTGCTGCTTGAATTGCCACAGTGTCATTTGCAACACCGTTACCTATCGCCCCAAAGTCAAGCACGTTAATTGGCGCGCCTTGAATCATTGAATAGGAAACTTTTGTTAGTGCCATTTATATGACCTCAAGTTGTTTTGTAGACGCCGCTGATGGCAATTTCAGGCTGTGCCGAGGTTAATGTCAAACCCGTAAATGCCGCGCCGCCAGTGTTGTAAAAAATTCCACCAACGCCATTAAAATAAAGAACTGGTAAAGCTGTTCCAGCAACTACTACACCTGCTGCATAACCCCAAGTGCATCCGTTAATAACACCGCTGGCGGCAGCAAACGGAAATCCAGCAACTCCCAAGGCATCAGCATTTCGGGTTTGTGCAGCAGCCAAATAAATATAGATGTGGAAATATACCAAGTCGCCCACTTTTGTATATTTACCAACCTGTGAGGTGTACCCAACAGGGCCGTTAAACCCTTGGTTAAGGGTTGGTGTAAACGTGCCTTCTTCGTAGTCATCAAACAACTCGCTAGTCATCGTGCCAGAGCCTGAACTAGTGGCAGAAAAGTCAATGCCTTTGCCTGCTGTGCCGATGACAAGGTTGCCGTCAACAGCCGTTACATTTCCGCTAGTGTCAGAAGAAAGCACAGTTACAAGATTGCTGCCAGTACTATCAACAGCGTATAAAACGTAGGTTCCTCTGCCGCCTACACCCGCAGAATTTCCATAAGCCACTAATTGACTTACGCCACTTGCAAGTTGCACAACAAATTGATTTGCTGCAACGCTACTACCCCCACCAGTTACAGCAAGAGTGTTATTTAAATTTGCAGCGCCAGTGGCAGTTAACGCACCTACAGACACCGCACGACCAGCGGTCAAATTACTAACTGCAACTTTAACAGTTGAACCACTTTGAACAATTGGCAGAACTTCTGTACCAGCAAGAGGTGTTGATGCACTAGTAAGTGCCGAGATTTTTTTATCAGCCATGTTAATTTCCTTTAAAAGCTTTCAGCCCAAACAGTAAGTGTTGACGATGCAAGATCAACAGCACCGCCCGTATTGTTGCTCAGTGTTGCAGTGATTGTATTTGCCGCACTTACAGCCGCTGTTAAAGTCATTCCTGATGTGCTAATCCCAAAAGATGCGTAACAAATCATGCCAAATCCAACGCCTGCAACCGTCACCGCCACGCTTTCACTTGCGCCATTGGCAATGCTTGCTGGATTCCACGCCTGTGACACGCTAAAGGGACTTGGGCTAATATTTCTTACGGCGGCTCCAGAAGCACCAGCAACCAACTCCATAACAGTTGTTGCGGTGTAGTTAGTTCCCGCGCTTCTTGCGCTGACATTTTCAATAACCAACGGTACTTCTATAAACTTAACTGCGCGTTGTCCTGCTGGAATTGCTGTAAGTTGAGTAATAGACACGTTACGGAGTGTCCCCCTTACAGCGCCAGCAAGGAAATTTACTGCACCCATTGTCCCGCCACTTGTTGCGCCTGGGTTCATCAAAATTACACCGTCAACAACACAATCTGCGCCGATTACATCAATAGATGAAACAGTAGCTTCACCTGGGGCTTGTTGTTGGATATTTACGTTTGTAAGAGTTGATCTATAGCTATTTAACTGGATAGCTGCGGAATCCGAAAATGTATAGTTTGTAGCAATTATGTTAGATGCTCTGACAAGACCCACTCCCACCAGCAAGGCACAATCAACATTTTCAGCGGTAATGCCATCAACTACTTGAGTATTCCCAGCAGTACCACCACCAACTTGAACACATGATTTAGTTCCTGTTGCGGTAATGTTTGAGAAAAACATATTCTTAAACACCGAAAAAACCGCATCAATTGTTGATACAACAACCCCAAAATCTATTGTGTCGGTGTAGTCACTACCTGAGAAACCATCCAGAAGCATAGACCCACCAGCGTTTTGTACGCCTCCATCACCGTTGCCATTAGCTATGATGTTGAATAACTTTACATGAGAGTTTGACAGTGCATTGCTAAATCCTTGACCGACGTTGCGAGAACATTCTGTACCGTTAAATACAGCGCCTTGATTGCCTTGTGTTGTATTTACATTAGGTTCACAGTCAACCCCGGCTTGTGGGCTTGTCCCCGTTGCTGCAGTATATAGGCCGTTGTCATCTCTAAACCTGTTGCTGTTGATCAGGCTCAAGTTATTGCGGTAAGCGTTTGTTGCACTGCAGTTTATAAAATGAATGTCTGTTGGCAGTGTTCCAAGCGTGTTGGGAGTAGCACTGTCAAGCAAAAATCCATCTGTTGTTGAGTTATTGCCTTGACAATTGAAGAAAGTCAACCGTGCCGTGCTGGTGTAGATATGCCAGCAATGGGAAGTTGATTCAACTGGTGTGCGATTGGCTCTGTTCCCGTTAATAAAAAGACTTTCAACGTAGCCATCAGTACAGTTTTGTATTAGCAGCACAACTTCTGGGGCAGCCACTGGGCGAGAATTCCCGGCCTTGATTGTTGCGCCATTACCAAAAATTGAGAACCCAACTGCCCCGCTAAGTGTCAATTTTGTATTTACAGTTGCAGAACCAGCCACGTACACTGCACCCGCAACAAAATTTAACGCCCGTGGAGCAGTAGCAGTGCTTCCAGCCAACCAAGTTAATGCAGTTTGCAATGCGGTTGTGTCATCTGTTGACCCATCCCCCACAGCACCAAAGTCCAGCACACTCACACTCTCACGCAGCTTGGCCTGGACGTTTGTGGCTACAGCACCAGTGCCTGCCGGGGTGTAGGTAATCTGTGAAGCATCTCCATAGCTAGAGGCATTGGTGGCGCTGGTGGTGAACTTGACGGATGCGCCAACATGAAGGCCGTTGGTAAAGGTGACAACCGTTGAACTTGTCTCTGTGAACGCATACAGAGCGCTTGGGCCGTACTGGTTCACGCCATCAACGAACACCGACAAGCTACCAGTCCCCGGCTGGTACTGCATGGTCGCCAGCGTAAAGACCGTCTGACTAGCCGTAGCAGTCTGAATCTCTTGCTGATTTGTGAAGTTGATAAAGTTGGAGTTGATGCCAACAATGTTGTCGTAAGTGCCGATCAGCACATCACTGGAATTCTTCAGTACAAACTTGTATTGTGAGCCATCAGTCAGCCAAATCTCGCCACCAGGCACTCGGCCACCAGCGTCCAGCACTATGGGGTTGGCGTGGGCTGTAGAGCCTGCGCTGCTGGTGTATGTGGTCTGCGGGGTGGTTGTACCAGCCGCATAACTATAGAGTTTGCCGCCCGTCAAAGGATTACCGCTGTTGTCAAAGAATTGACCGGCTACACCGCCGACAGGAGATAGATTGACGGCCATGATTTAACCTTATTCGTAGGCAACAGTAAATGCTGCGGAAGTCCCAGCAAGCACAATGTATAGCCCTTTGTTGAAGTACAAGCCAGCGGGGAAGTTCAAGTAGTTTGTACCCGCCGATACACTGATTGTGTCCGAAATCTTGGGGTCGCTATTGCTAGATGCGCCTGAGTCATACACCGTCAAAGTGCCGCTAGAAGACGCTGATACAAAAATTCCGTACAGTTTGCCTGCGCCAACTTTGACTTGCTTGGTTGCGGCCAATTGCATATAGTTTGCCATGATATTTCCTTATGCCAAAAACTTAAGTTTATAGAGCGTGGTTAGATACAGTTCAACAATATTGTCAATCAGTTGCTGTAGCGAGGTGTCAGATTTGTCGCACACTTCATAGCGTACTTTTTCAATATCATCTAACTGCCCTTGAAGAAACTCAATGATGTTGGCCGTTTTCTTGTTGCTGCCCAGCGTGATCTGGCCCATTAGGCCGTACCTGCCTTGGTAGGCTTCAGCAAAGGCATCTGCAAGTTCCACAATCTCGCTGTAGAAGGTGTTGAGCGCCATGTGCTTGCTAAAGCTGCGGGTGTTGAGGTGGACGCTGTGCGCCACATCCCGCCCAAGAAACAGCATCCCTACAAATTCGTTACCTTTCATTGCGGCATCCCTTCCATGTTTTCTTGGGGCATTTCCATACCCGGCATATCAACGTCACGCCCAGGCATTTCGTTGATTAGGTCGCCGCTGGTAATCATGCCGTGAATTGTACCTAGTACCACCTCTTGCACCTGCTCTGGTGTCATGGCATCCGATGTAGCAGCAATACGCTTGGTTTGGGCATCGTAGGCTTTGACCTCAGAGTCAAACTGCTTGATTTGCAGGTCTTGCGCTTCCATCGAATTTTGGACGTTTTGCAGCATTTCTTGCATTTGCTGCATTTCCTGACCCATAGCCTGCATCTGCATATTGGCGGCTTGCAGGGCTGGGTCGTTGTCATCACCCATGAGTTTGGGGTCAATGGTCTTAGCCAGCCGTTTAGCCAACTCGTCAGCACCAGGCCAGTCCATGTTCTTGACGAACAGGTCACCAGCCACAGCCCACAGTTGCGGGTTGCCTTGCAGCAGGTTCGCCATTTCTTCCCGAGTCTCCACCCGCTTGGTGCTGTAACTTGGGCCGGTGGTGACCACCACATCGTACTTGCCGACATTTGGGTTGTAAATCTTGTCAATCTCAATGCCCTGCTGGTCAACAATCTTTTTGACCGGCTCGGGCTGCGACGGGTCGATCCGCGCCATGTTTGTCTCGCCGTCTTCACCAATAATCCGCGCAACCCGCTGGGTGTCGTAGATTTTGGGGATCATGTCCACCAGTTGCCGGGTCACGTAGCGAATGGCACGGGCTAGGTTGTCAACATAGTGGTAAGTGCCAACGTCACCCTCGCGTTGACGGGCCAGAATGGCCTTGCCGCTGCGCTCGTTGCCGCCCATGCCCAGACTAGCGTTGTACTGCCCTGTAGCAGCCTTGATGTCCTCAGAAGCACCCGATTTGGCCTGCAAAAGGCCGCTGGACGCCATTGGAGGTTGGGCACGCTGGGGTAGTGGCAGAGTAGCGCCTGCGCCGTCTGTAACGTCTGGATTGACCTCCAGATACGGCCAATTGGTCGTATTGGCAGTCTTCCACTGCATCTCGTAGCCTTCAAACTGCCCACCGTAGCCAATAAACGGAGCCTTGGGTGCCAGGGCCAGCATCTCTGCCTCTTGGCTGACCCAATAGTTGTACATCCGCTGGGCGTCCTTGGCATTTCGCACTAGACCGGAGACATAAATCTGCCCGTCAACTTCAAACTCGTTGCCTACCACGCGCACGATGGGGATGTACTTACCGGCCCAATCGCGTTTCTCCAGCACCTCGTAGCCGTTAGTCTTGACCCAGCAAACCTTTTGGCGCTGCACAACCCGGTTTTTCAGCGGCTTGCCGTAGAGCATCTTCAGTTGCTTGTCATCCGGCGTGTTGTTAAACGCCGTGATGTTGTTGGGGTACAGGTTCAGCGTCTCAGGCTTGTACTCCACATAGAAATACTCAGCAATCCGAACTGTCTCGTCCCGCAGCCACTGCGTCAGGTCTTGGTCGCCAATGCCAAGGGACTGCAAACTGCTAATCGGCGCAGCGTCCGGGTACAGGCGTTCGTACTCATCCTTGGGTACGTCCTCCGTGACAAAACACCACCGTGCATCCGCACCACATGGGTCTTGGATAGCGGGATCCATAAACACCGAGAACGAATTCCGAACCCGGCCAATTTTTAGATCCTGGTCAAAGCTGTTTTCGTCGCAATACTCAGTCAGTACCCGAATGTAGCCTTCACCATAGGTCACCTGGTTCTCGCAGGCCGTGTCGTAGGCCGTGTCGGCGTCACTGATGTACTCAATGTGCCGCACAATGCCGTTGAAGATTTCCGCCATCTCCGTGTTGGCAATCTCATCCGCGGGGATGACCTTACCGCTGGGACGGTTGTGGCGCTGGTCGTTGGTGACCTGGCGAACGTGCTGCGGCAGCTTGTTGATGGTCAGGCAGGGACGGGCGTTGATAGTCTGCCCCTGCACAGCCCCGCGAGTCGCCAGTACGTCAGCAGGCCATTGCCACTGATTGTCCGGGCTACCCGCCATAAACCGCAAGTCATCCAGTTCGTTGCTGCGCGAGTCGCTGTAGGCATCCACCGCCATAGTCAGGCGTGAGCGCATTGTCGCCAGCATATCGCGCTGGTCGTCCTGCTCCCCCGGCCCACCGCCGACGTTGGCAACCTGACCGACCTTGTTGATACCCGTGTAATCAGCCATTACGATCCCATCCATCCTGTAGATACCGCCGAATAGTCAGAGTATCGCCGAACAGACGTCTCTCTGTACTCCCGATGCGCCACAGGAAAAGCAAACGTCACACAGATCGCATCTGCTGCATCTGGACTGGCTAAACCTCGGGCTTTCATCTCTTTTTTGCTCTCCAAGAAGATCGTACCCCGTGAATCGGGCTTCATTAAGGGCGAAATTAGGTCTGTCTTCAAAAACCTATCGTGCGGAATACTAGCAGATTTCAACCACGCTTTCATATCCCCCCACATCTGCGCCCTCATATTTCCATACATTATCGGGTTTTTTGCCTTGTTTCCAAAGTTTACCCCCTTGATCTTGTACCGCTGCTCCTTGAGCCTATCCACAATCCCCGCCCCAAGCCCACCCTCATCAATCACCACCATTGTTGGTTTGTACTCTTCCATCGCCTCAATGATATGCCCCACCACCGTCATGGTGTCATCGCCCCTGTACTTCTTAATCGCCACAATATCCCGCCCCTGCCGCACCGCAATCACAGTTGCATCCGCCCCAAACCGCGCCGGGTCTACGCCAATGATGATGGGGGCACTTGCATCCTTGTATTTCGGCCTTTTCATGGCCTCATCCACCACATCACTTGGTATAAACTGGTCATCCCCCGCCCGCGGGAACTCACCATACACCTCAACGTGCGCCTGGGCGCTGTCCGGCCCGTACTCCGCAATAATCCGCTCATAAACAGCCTTGTCCGTCCCCTCCACCGTCCTAGCATCCACCACTTTAGTCGCCCAAAAGTCCCTTTTCGAGTTAAAGCACTCATAAAAGTACCCCGTATTGCGCCGTGGGTTAGAAAACGCCAACCAGAAACGATTCGGCGTGTTTTCCGTGAAAAATCCACCAGTAACCGACCAAATCGAGTCGTCAATACCACTGGCCTCGTCAAAAATCACCAGCACACCATCAAAATTGTGCACACCAGCATAAGCATCCGGGTTCTCAGCACTCCAAAGCCGACCCTCCACCGCCCAATAGCGCGTACCCTTCTTCAAATCACTCTCCACCAAGTCCGTCAACCACTTAGCCGGGGCAACCTTCGTCGCACTCACTTCAAACCAGTGCGAGTTCAACCCCATAGCCAACCATTTAGTTATCTCCGCCCAAGTAATTGACCGTAACTGGTTCTCGCTATTTGCCGAAATAATTGTCGTGCTACCAATCCTTGTGGACACCATCCATATAGTCAGCCAAGACACTAATGCCGACTTACCAATACCACGACCAGAAGATATTGCTTCTTGCATTACAGAGTAATCTACTTTGCCATTATTCTTAGCAATATGGTCAGTAATATCTTGCAATACCTCCCTCTGCCATTTTCTTGGGCCAGAGAAATGCTCCAGTGGAGTACTTTTAACTCCCCAAGGAAATACATATTTAACAAACGCCAGAGGATTATCTTTTAATGCTGGACTCCATAGTATTGCCATTAACTCTTGTTCGTCTTCTGGTTTGTATATAGTTGTTTGCATGGTTTGGGTGTGTTATTAAAAATAAAAAAATTGTGTGCGAGTCCTCCGTAGCCGTGACCTCGGCCAGCCGGCCCTCCCTCCCCTACCCTGGATCGTCCTGGTCATGCACATCTTGCACATTCGATGCACTCAGGCGCGGTGTAACGTCAACAACGTCAACAAGGCGCGCTTGGGCGGCCGCTAGCGCACCACTAATAGATATGCGGGTATCGCTGACCTGGACGTCGAGGCGGTCGCCATACTTGCTAGGTGCCAGCTTAGATAGGACCCAGCGTCTAGCGTCTATTTGAAGCTGGCGCTGCCTGACCATACCGGGGTCAGTGGCACCATTGTCTAGGGTTGGTATAGGTGCATCAGCAAGCGTTAGGATTTGATCAACCATAGCGTCTAAAAGGGCTCCGCGCGCCTGCGCATAACGCTCCGCCAACGCCGGAGAATCGTCAACCGCTCGAAGAAACGTCTGCGCAGTCAGGCCGGCTTTAAGGCAGCTTTGGCGCATCGACAGACCATCTGCCATGTATTCAGGCACCAGTTCAGCAAGTTGCTCTCTATTTTTCAGCGCTGCCATCACTATTCACTCCAAAAAGGGCATCTGCCTAAAAATTAAGCAGATTGACCTAATTTTAAGCATAAACAACCGCAACACGCCATACACAAATGCACAACCCTATAGGTTGTTGTGCATGTGCATGTATTTTGGCATGTTCTGTGTCAATACCTTACACAATGCATTGTGCATACATTGTGTAAGAAATGTAAGGGTAAACCCTTAGTCAAAATACCTGGTTTACTGTCACCTATGTGACTGACTGACTGTAATAAAATCCGTGACACTACTTGACGTCAGTAACCCAAACCTAGGAATAAACCATGTCACTCTCTGAAATGAACCGCACCACTTACATGGCGCATCGTGCCAACATTCGAGCCAATGGTGAGCGCCATGCTTTGCCGCGCATCGAATGCCCATTAGAGCGCGAAGACATGGCCTATCTTTCCAACCAAACATACGACCATCTCTTGCAGCGTCTGGCCTATCGCAAGCTCGGCGAAGTGGAAACGCCGCGCAATGCTTTTATGTTGACAACTCCATTTAAAGTCTGACCCTATCCTGTAGGCCATGCCGTGGCCTATGGGATGTCATCCGACATCGTTAACTTGGAGAAGAAATGAAGCACACCCAGATAGCAACGGCCGTCAAAATTTCAGTCACTAGCAAACTAGACGGCATTCGATCATGGAGTTTGCAAGCTCTTGATACCTGTCCCGGTAGCATCGAATCGCCCGGAGTGTTAGTCGATGCTTGCAAGGGCTGTTACGCCACACAAGGTAATTACCGTTTCGCAAATGTCAAAGCCCCTAGGGAATTTAATCGAACCGATTGGCAGCGGTTTAATTGGGTCGACGATATGGTGTCCGAATTGGAGCGGGATAAATACTTTCGATGGTTCGATTCGGGCGATATGTACTCTCTCGCATTGGCGGAGAAAATTTGCGAAGTTATGCGCCGTACGCCATGGTGCAAACACTGGCTTCCAACTCGGATGCATAAGTTTCCAAAATTTCAATTGGTACTGCGTGAGATGTCGCAGCTATCTAATGTGATGGTGCGCCCATCTAGCGATTCGATTGTTGGTGAATTTATATCTGGGTTACATGGTTCGGTTATCGTGCCTGACAGCCGTGTGAACCCCGACATGGTCACACTATGCCGAGCATATGAGCACGACGGGAAATGTAATGGATGCCGAGCATGTTATGACAAATCAATTCCCGTTATCGCATATCCCGCCCATGGTAAGACCATGCAAAAAGTTATCCGAATTAAAGTAGCAGCGTAATTAACTGTTAACCCTATTGACTAGGGTTAACGGGCAATTATGCCAACTATTGGAGACCCAATATGCTTAAGTTTTCTATCGGTGATAACGTCACATTTCACCGCGATGTTATCCGTCGACTCGGATGCGATAAACGTGTTTCGGAAGCGCGTGGTCGCGTGGTTAACGTCAACGGTCCAGTGGTATCGGTTGATTTTGGCGCAACATGGGTCAGGCATGAGAACGGCGGGACCGTGCGTCATGTTCCGTCGGCCAACTTAACTAAAATTCTAGCTAATGGGGTGATATATGATTAAAACTATAGCAGCCCGATATCCGGGCCGATGCGCTCGCACGGGCGCGCGCATACCGGCGGGCGCCATCGTGCTATACAACACGCAAACCAAGCGCATACAGTTACCTAGCCAACACACTATAACCCTGATGGGCGACAGTGGCCCGAACACGTTCTACCGCAACGTTGCGGGCCGGTGCGAGGATGCGCCATGTTGCGGATGCTGCACGATATGACAAATTTACTTGTAAAGCTATTTCAAGCTCTTATCGGTGCTGCCGTTTGGGGCTTGCCATTTGTTTGGTACTTTTGGAGCATGAAACCATGACCTACGATGACGACTATCTCGACGACGCCAGGGACGAAGCCCGACTGATGGCCGATGATGAACCCGATTCAAAGCCCGGCATCTGCCCTGCCTGCTCGGGCAGTGGCGAGGGTATGCACGATGGCACCAGGTGCGGCACCTGTAAGGGAGCGGGAGAATGCTACTAGCTGCCCTAGTAGCCGCCCTGCTGGCCCTGCTGCTAAACCTGTAGACCGGGGCATCCTCCCCAACTGCACCGGGCATGTCCCGGCATGGAGAATGAAAATGTATTACGGCGCAACCTATAGCACCGACCCCGAAAATTTCGGGGAGATAACGGCCATTTTTGAGGTGGCCGTTGATTGGGACGGGTACCGATATCACGGGTACTGTGTACCGACCAGCGAAGAACTGGCCGCTGCGGGGTACTAAGCCCTGCCGCCCGATACCGGGGCGCGTACCGGATACTAAGCCCCTTCATTGGGGCTTTTTCATGCTCTCAATTTTCGCCTTGGCGTCCTCAAAGCCTCGCCCTATGATGACCTGATGGCCGATCCCTTCCAGGTACGCTATCCAATCCCTTTGAACTGGCGATACCACGCCGCCAGCCTCGCGTTTCATCTCCACCCATAAAAGCCACTCAGGCACGCAAAGGTCAGGCACCCCAGGGGTCACCCCTTCGGCCTTCAACGATGCGCCCTGTGAGGGTCCACGATGGCCCCCATTGGGGATAGCGAAGACCCTCACGCCAGGATAGCTGCGCCGAAACCAGCTAACCAGGCGCACCTGCTGGAGATGTTCGGATTCCATCAGAAAGGCACGGCTTCAATCCACAAAGCGCAGCCCCCAGGCTCGGATGCGAACTCAGGTGGTGGTGGCTCATTGAATTCAGCGCATACGCCATCTTTGGTATAGTTATCGCAAACATGACAAACTTGTGGCGGATCGGCCTTCAATGTGGCGCGGTAAATAGTAACAATCTGCGGCTCTGGGTGACGACTCATAATAAAAATCCTTTTTGTTGCATAAAATCAATTGGGTGTTTTGCGTGCTTTTGGCTATTGCATTGCTGGCGCAAAAGCTGAATATTGTCATCAGTGTTTGACCCGCCAAGCGCCAACGGGACAATGTGATCTAAATGGTAATCATCGCCTAATGCTTGCTTGCAGCATGGGCATTTACCTTTTTGCAGTTTGAATAATTTAGCAGATAAATTTTTTGATAATTTCCCGCCATTTGCAAGTTCACGGGCGCGGCGATTATGGTTGTAGTTTCGCGTTGCTTCTGGATTGGCTTTAGCCCACGCAGCTTGGGATAATTTTCTTACCTCGTGGTTTTTGGCGTACCACTTAGCACCGTATTTTTTGAGTAAATCTGGATGTGCCGCATCCCATGCTGCGCTTGCTTCCTTTGCCTTTTCAGGATTATTAGCCCTCCATAATGCAGTGCCTGCCCTATGGCACGGAATACATCTATCGCTCTTTTTATTGCGCTCAGTTTCAGCTTGGCATTTGGGACAAAATCTTGTCATTTGACAACCCTCTAACGGTTAGATGATGGTGTCAGTAAGCATTGGTTAGAGCAATGCAAGGCTGGCCGGCCCTGTCCTGACGTAGGCATTTTACCATGTCCTTTTCAGTACAGTAAAAAAACGGCCTTCACGCTTAAATTCTATTTGTGCCGGTGGCCTGCCCTCGGTCATTTGGCCTGCCATCTGGTGCAGTTCAGAAACCCCATAGTCCAGCACCACGCCTGCTCGGTGGGCAATCTCGGCCAGTAAGCGCCGAGACTTTTCGCCTGCATACCCGTCGTGTGTCACTGCCAAGTACTCTGTCACTGGCGGGTCACTTAGCCCCCCGTAAAAAGTACAAGAGAGCATCTCCCGGCCACTCGCTCGACTGATGTGCTTTCGCCAAGTCCAGCTACTGACTTCCAAGTCAGTACCGTCGTTACCCATGATATCCAGGTTATGCAGGCGCAGCGCAGGGCGCTCGGGTTCCGGGAATGGCTCGCCACAGGCTGGGCAGACCCTGACCGACAAGGCGCATATCTCCTGACAGTTCTCGCAGACCTTAACCGGCGCTTCGCCTACCTTATCGCCCTTCTTTGGCGGTGGCTTGACGGCCGTGATGGGGCCATGCTGCTCCACCACCCCGGCAAAGTCCAGCACCAAGCAGTCAGTCTTACCCGGCGCGATCCGCAGGCCACGCCCTGCCATCTGCACGTACAGGCCCGGTGACATAGTAGGGCGCAGCATGGCGATCAAATCAATCCCAGGCGCGTCAAAGCCTGTGGTCAGTACATTGGCATTGGTCAATGCTCGGATGCGCCCTGCCTTGAAGTCGGTCAGGATACGGTCACGCTCGGCGCTCGGCGTCTCCCCGGTCACGCATTCGGTGGTGATGCCTTGAGCCTGTAGTGCGGTAGCAATGTGCTGGGCATGGGCAACTCCGGCGCAGAAAACCAGCCAGGACCGGCGCTCAGACCCTAAGCGCACTATCTCAGCGGCCACCTTTCGGTTCTTGTCGGTGGTGTCCACGGCTGCCTGTAGTTCGGATTCAATGTACTCGCCGCCACGCTTGTGAACCCCGTCCACCTCCAACTTGGTGGCGGTCAGTTTGGAGCGCAGGGTTGATAGAAACCCTTTGTGAATCAGTTCTTCAATGGATACAGGTTCAATCAGAGCGTCAAATATGGCTGGTTTGTCAGTGATGTAGCCGTGTCCAAGGCGGTAAGGGCTGGCGGTTAGGCCCACAATCCGCAGGTTCGGATTAATTTGGATTAAATCGGATAGCAGCATCCGATAGCCGCCTTCGTCCTTGTGGCTCACCAGGTGAGCCTCATCAATGATAACTAGGTCAACGTGGCCTATTTGCTGGGCCTTGGTTCTTACCGACTGAATCCCTGCAAAGGTGATGGGTTCGCCAAGTTCTTTCTGGCGCAACCCGGCACTGTAGATGCCCATCGGTGCGTTCGGCCAGTGAAGCCTCATCTTTTCAGCATTCTGGGAGATCAATTCGCGCACATGGGTTAGCATCAGAATGCGAGTCTCAGGCCAGGATTGCAACGCATCCTTGCATAGTGCAGCAATGATGTGAGACTTGCCTGACCCGGTTGGCAGGACAAGGCACGGGTTACCCGTGTTGCCTGCTTCAAACCAGGCGTACAGTTGGTCAATGGTGCGGGTTTGGTAGTCACGGAGCATTTAAGAGTCTCCATGCTGTTGCGGCACAGAGTGGGACTTGTCCATTGCCAATGGCTTTAAGTCTGTCCACCCTAGCGGCCACCCCATGAGCCACTCGACCCACTCGGGGTTCAACGGCCCACCAACCTGTGCCGCTAGGGGTATCTCGTTCCTGGCGTATTCCGCAGGGCTTCCCCCGTCTTTGTACATCCTGGCTACTGGAGTGGGCCAAAGTCTCGGATTGTTCACTTGATCGACCAATCTGATCTGGATGGGCTGACCATTCTTTCGATGATTCTGGCCTTTTTTGAGTAGCCCAGATGTCCCCCCCCCCCGTGTCTGGCGTGCGCCACAATCCACGTTCTATCCCTTTGATGGGGCGCTCCGACCTCGTTTGCTCCCATAACAGTCCACCTCGTGTCAAACCCGAGGCTGGAAAGGTCTCCAAGCACTCGCCCGATTCCTCGATGAATGAGCATTGGGCTGTTTTCCACAAATACGAATCTGGGTCGAACTTCGCTAACCACCCTCGCCATGTGATACCACATTGAGGAACTTTCTCCGTCAAGCCCTGCGCCTCGTCCAGCGATGGAAATGTCCGTACAGGGAAAGCCGCCAGATACAACGTCAACAATTCCTCGCCACGGGTTTCCGTCAAAGGTTTGTACGTCATCCCAAATCGGGAAAGGCGGGAGAAGGCCGTCATTTTGTCGGGCGCACAGTACGCTTGCTGGATAGGGCTCCCATTCAACAGCGCAGACGGTTCGCCATCCAAGGAGGTGTCCGCCAAGTATTCCTCCACCAGCGCCTGCGAAAAGAGCCAACTCATTTAATTCCCCTTGGTTATTCATCCCACCACCCTCCCATCCCACTCTTTCCGCAGCGCCATGACCATCGGATCACCAGCCACGCAAGCCGCAGCATTGGTTAACAGTTCCTTTGAGCCATACACGCCTTCTCCCGGCTCACCATTGGCAATGCCCTGCCCGTCTATCTCATAGACTGCCACCCAATCAGACGGCCCTTCCAGGCGCTTCCACGGCACCAGATCAGGGTGAATAACGTGAGACTCGCAACCCTCTCGCTGGGCGTCTAGCGGGACAATAGCATCCCACTTGGCGCAGTGCCAGGTTGAATCACTCAGCGGCGTGATGTGAGAGCAGGTACGGCAGTTAACCTGCTTTGTGGTCTTTGACCCGTGGCAGAAATCATGGCCGGGGCACATCTTGCACTCAAACCATGTTGGATCAGTGCTAATCGGTGGTGGCAGGCGGTCAGTCAGAGCCAGCCGCTGGCCCTTGTCGATGGCCTTGATGGCATGGTCACGATCCAGTTCCAGCCGCTCGGTGTAGATGCGGTCATCGTCCTTGCACACTGCGACATACAAGGCGCGTTTCAACTCGGTGCCGTGCATATACACTTGGCACTGGGTGAAATGCTGGGGCTTACTCTTTGCCACGCCATTTTTCTCAAGGTCGTTGAATGACTTGAGTGAATGGGTTTTGAACTCCAATACGTGTTCAGTCTTTGGCGCACCAGGTACGCCCTTACCAATACCGTCCAGACTGCCCGAGACATGACTACCAAAGTCCACCCGGCGTTGGGTGCCTGATACGGTCATGCCAATGGCGCGTAGGTCACTGATGATGGTGGCCTCCTCATTGAAGCCACGCCGAAACAGGCGCAGGATTCGTCCTTGGAACTTCTCAACCACTGCCCAACGGAAACTGAGCCAAAGCCAACGCTCGCAATGGTGGCCTAATGTGCTGCACCCCATGTGAGCGCGGGGCTTCTCAGTGCGCTCCTGATGCGCTTGGTCGATCAGTGAAGTTATGGTAATCTCTGGCTCTGGTATTTGCACGGTGTTCTCCTGTTGTTGTTGCTATATTGACCCCGCCGTTAAAAGCGGGGTCTTTTTTTGCTTACTTCTTAGCCCAAGGTGGCGCAGACTTAGCCGGTGCAGCACCAGCAGCAGGCCCAACGGGCTTGAACGGTGCTACAGCAGCCGGGGAACCCGCACCAAGGGATTTGTACCCCTTGATCTCATTCCCGGCGTACTCGCCCGTCTTCACCACCAACTTGATGCCCAAGTTCCCGCCGATAAGCTGGTCGGTGTCGGTCACCTTTGCCAAGCCAATGGCTCGCATGATCTCGCCAAGCTGCTGGCGTCCGATCTCCTCGGCTTTAGTGCTGGCGTTCTTAATGTTGAGGTTGCCAAACACAACCCGTCCCTGATGGGTTGGCCCGGTGATGGTGTACTTGCAGGCAATGTACTTGCCGTCGTTTGCCTTAGTGGGCTTGACTTCAGCGCCTGTAATGGTCGCGTTGTACCAGCCATCAGGCAGTGGTTCAAAGTTGCCGGTGTTGCCTTTCGGCAGGGTGTCGAGGGTAAATTCTTCGTCGAGGAAAGCCATGATTTATTCCTTAGTGATAGTGAAAGTTGGGCGTCCAGGGGTGGACGTGATGGCACCAAGCAAGGGCTGGGTTACGGCGTCAGCAGCCGCGCCCCATGCCTTTGCATTGATTTCTGGCTTCCAGCGGAAAAGGCTGGAAAGGTGTTCGCTTAGACCAGCCTCTGCGGCCAGCATCTGGAGTTTGTCGGCGTCGATCTTCTTGTTGATGCGGCCCTCCGTTTTGATAACGTAACCGTCAATAGCGTGTTTGACCGTGCCGTCCAAGTCCTTGGGAATGGCGAACGTCTCGACCATCAGGTCTTCCAGTTCCCGGCGCTCGGTCACGGCAGCAGTCTCGATTTTCTTGGCGTCAAGCCAGCGTTGGTAAAGGGTGGTCATGCTTCTTCCTGACATTCTTTGACATACTTGGAAATGGAGGTAATGGCATGACCAGCATCACGCACGTACTTGGCAAACTGATCAAGGTCATCATCAGTCATCTTGTGAATTGCCATGTTTCTCATGTGTTCCACATTGGCGCAAAGTTCGCCTGTCCACATGGCGATAATTCCGACAGAAGGTTGGCTCATGCTGCACCCCCAATCTTGGCAATGATTTCGCCCAAGTCAGGCGCTTCCCAGCCACCCAACTTGCCCGACCTATCCTTGGCAAGCCACAGGCCATCGCTGTCGCACATTAAGGCGCGTTGAGTGTTGCCCTCTGCATCCTTCTCAACACGCAGAGCCAGCACTTCATCAAAGAAGTAAGGCAGCGCCTGCCCGGTCTTGTTACCCGGCATGGAAGGGCTGTACAGCACTCGGCCCATTTCGTCTTGGGTCTTCTCCAGCTTGGCGGTCATCAGGACATGGCGTCCGGGAATGTCGCGGAAGGCGCGAATGATGTCAGCCATCTGCTCTTGCATGGCACCATAAGCAGCGCGTGGGTCTTTGTTGACCTTTTTTTCATGGTTCAAGCAGACTTCAGCAATCTCCGAGATGGAATCCAGAGCAACCGATTTGTACTCTGACTCCAGCACCCAAGAGTAAGCCTCGCGTAAGTCATCCATTGAGGTGATCTCAATGAACGGCAAGTCGGCGTCTTGGATAGACAGCAACCCACCCTCCGCAGACAAAACCACGGGATGCGGTAAAGTCTTAATCAAGCTGGTCTTGCCAGCCCCTGCTTGCCCGTAGACAAGCAACTTGACACCGTTGGCACTAAGGCCGCTGGTGCGTTTCAACGAAATAGCCATGTTGGCTCTCCTTCTGGTTGCGCCTCCGTCTGTAACTCAGTTCGAGGCGTGGTTGCAGTGTAGCACAAGTTCATGCTAGGATGTCAACAACTTTATGACGAAAGATTGGAAATAAATGGCAGACCTCTCAAATATCCTCGGTGGCCCTTGGTCGCCACCCCCTCAAAAACCTATCAACTCACCAGAGGATCAACTCAAAGATGCCATGCTGGCCGCAGGCTTGAAGCCACCGGATGTGATCCACCTTGATGGCAAGCTGCACCGTTTTAACAGTGGCACCAAAGGCGAGAAGGGCCACGACAAGCCTGGTTGGTACGTGGCCTTTAGTGATGGCGTACCGGCTGGGCGCTTTGGCTGCTGGCGATCTGGGTTTGAATCTAGTTGGAAAGCTGACATTGGCCGCAGCTTGACGCCGGTGGAAGAAATGGCGCAGTCCCGCCGCTTGGCAGAGGCCAAAACCCAGCGTGACGCCGAGGTGAAAAAGTCCCGCGAGGTAGCGGCAAATACCGTCGATCTCATCTGGTCGCAGGCCGGGGCAGCAAGCCCTGAGCATCCATACCTTCAGCGCAAAGGCATCAAGGCGCACGGCGCACGGATTACGGGTGACGGCAGGCTGATGGTTCCGTTGTACAACTCAGACGGCGAACTCTCAAGCATCCAGTATATTGACCATGCTGGTGGCAAGCTGTATCACCCTGGTGGACAGACCGGCTCGATGTATTGGCTGGTCGGCAGCATGGATGACGCCACCACTCTCTACATTGCCGAGGGCTTTGCCACTGCTGCCACCATTGCCGAGGTAACAGGCCAGCCCTGCGCGGTGGCTTACAGCGCCAGCAACCTAGTTCCGGTGACGGGGATTCTGAAGGAAGGCCATCCGACGCTGGACATTTGCATTGTGGCCGACCACGACGCCAGTGGTGTTGGGCAACGCTATGCCGAGCAGGCGAGCGCCAAGTATGGGGTACGCATGACAACACCGCCAGTGCCAGGTGACGCCAATGATTACGTCCAAGCAGGGCATGACTTGGCTTTGTTGTTGAAGCCCCAAGAAATAGCCAATTGGTCAGTAGATGGCAATGATTTTTGCGGTCAACCTGCGCCTATCTCATGGTTGGTAAAGCACTGGATTCAGGACAAAGCACTTGTGATGGTGCATGGCCCTAGCGGGGGAGGGAAGACGTTTGTTGTGCTTGATTGGATGCTGCACATGGCGGCAGGAAAGCCAAGTTGGTTTGGTCACAAAGTGAAACCCGCGAATGTTTTTTACATGGCTGGCGAAGGCCATCATGGTTTGAGAAGTCGATTGGCCGCTTGGAAACACAAGCATGACGTAAAAAATTTCAACTCTATTCGGATTACAAAATCTGGTTGTGACCTCAACACTGCTGAAGGCTACTTAAAAGCCGTCACGGAATTGCGTAGCTTGCCCCAAAAATTTCAGGTCATTGTCATTGACACTTTACATAGGTTTTTAGCCGGTGACGAGAACAGCGCCCAAGACGCCAAGACCATGCTGGACGCCTGCGCTGCATTGATGCAAGAGTTTGGCTGCACCGTCATTCTGGTTCACCACACAGGCGTCAGCGAGGAGGCCCAGCACCGTGCGCGAGGCAGTTCAGCATGGCGTGGTGCTTTGGACATTGAAATCAGCGTCATACCCGCCAAGGGCGACAAGTCCATTGAAATTGTGCAGCGCAAGAGCAAAGACGCCGAGATGGCCGCGCCGGTCTACGTTGACCTTGAATCGGTGGCTATACCCGGTTGGTTTGATGAAGATGGCGAGGCCGTTACCAGCGCAGTGGTGGTGAAGGGCGAAGTGCCAGAGTCTAAGCAAAAAGATAAGTCACTCGGGTTTGCAGATTTTGAGAAAGCCTGGTGGGCATCAGGCGCAGAGGAGCGAGGCGGCGCACCTTATCTCACCAAGTCAGTGATGCGCGACTACGCCGTAGCCAACGGCATCTCAACCTTTGCTGGCGCACTTGCGGCTGGTTCACGCCGAAACTTGATTGATGGCAAGAACGCCAGGTACATCATCAATCTGCTGGACGCCAAGCTGATTGAACCCCATGAGAACGGCTGGATTGTGATTGATCCTGGTACAGCAAGCGGAATGATGTTGAAGAAATAACTTTTATGTGCTAAACTTCTTGACATGAACCGACTTACCCAACTCAAAGCTAAGTTGAGGGCTGCACAAGCCGAACTTGCAATCCGCACCCGGACGCATAACAGTGCGTCACGGGCCTATAACAAGGTGACCGCCCATATCACCGAACTGGAGAAAAGAATTGCTGACTTGGAGAAAATTTCAAAGTAACCTGCCCAACTACAGTGAGGCTGATCTGTTGGCTTTGCTGGATGAGGAGAAGTTAAAACACCGCAGAGTGTCCATGTTGGAGCGTATTCACCAACGCTACTGCACTTTACGCGCCAACCGGGAACGGCTGGAGATACTGAAAGAAGGAAGACGACCATGACCCTAACGCAACAATTCAAGAGGATGGCTAGGCGGCTTACGCCCGTTGAGATGGCCGCAGCCGAACTGGCTGACGCCGAACTGCACAAGCTGGAGGCCCACAGTGCCGTGGAGTACGCCAGCAGTGTGGTGTCGTATGAGGACGCCAGGATCAAACGCCTGCGTAAGTTTTTAGCAGATGCGGAGAAAACGGTATGAGCATCTTAGAAGAAATACGGGTTAACCGCACTCCGACGCACATGGTTCGACCTGCTGCGTTGGAACTCCAAAAGAAGACCAAGTCAATTATGGGCGAGTACACCGAGCGCCAGAAGCTGCCTGGTGAAGTCAAAGCAGCAGAGAACGATCTCTGGCAACGGGGGACATACCGCACGGGGGATGGTGACTACACCGCCCAAGTGCCGAGAGAGGGTAGTCTGAGGGCGTTTAGCTTGCCGAGTAAGGGGAACAAAACATGACCATATGGCCCTTCCCCACCGAGTTGCCCCCAAACCGGCCTGTACCGCCGATGCCTTTTAACCCTGCAAATCATGAGGACGCACCATGGTAAATGAACAACCAGAAGCCCTGCGGTTGGCTCAAGTCGCGCCGTATCTTGAAGGTGGCGAACGAGGCCAGTGGATCATGAGTGCCGCCGATGAACTACGCCGGTTGCATGAGGTGAATAGGGAGTTGGTGGCGGCGCTGAAAGACCTGATAGCCGACAACAGCAGTTTAAGCATGACGCAGCACTTGGCGTTGTACAGAGAAGCCCGTGCAGCAATCTCCAAAGCAGAAAGGACAACACCATGAAAGACGATGAAGTTGAAGGACTGTTTGCATATGGCTGGCTTGACTTAGCCTTGGCCGTTATCCTGACGCTGCTTGCTGTTGCGGCACTTTTCTTTGCAGCGGGGTATTTGATATGAACGATGAGGCAGACACGCTGCTGATTGTGTACCAACGAGGTTTTGCAGATGGCAAGAAAGCAGCACAGCGCAAGCCGCTGACGGATGAGCAAGCCCGTGTTGCTCTTGGCCTCGCATGCCTGCCGGGTGCTGCTGTAATGCGCGATGTGCGAAGAATCGAAGCCGCCCACAACATCAAGGAGGGGATGTGATGGCGTTTAAATTTAAATTTCCGAGACCAAAGTTTGCGGGAAGAGCGGCATTCAAGACCCATTTAAGACGCAATGGGTTTGATGTTCCGCGAGACTTTTACGGTAGTTGTTGCTGCGTAATTAAAAGGGGCAATCGTTTATACCGTTTTCGCTTTGCAAAGGACGCAGTAGATGTCTCTTGCCCATTGGGAGACTTTGACCGCTGGGCTAACAGCACAGAATTAACCATGAGTATTGAAGCCTTGAAAGCGAGGATGAAATGACTGACACTGAGATTGACAAGGCGCTGGCGCTGGCTATTGGGTGGCAGCAAACATACCTTTCCTCACAAGGAATCTGCGTTTACACAGGTCGCTATTTTGACCGTGTTAAGTCTGATGGGCGATGGCGTGATGGGATGCGATTGTTCTCCCACCGCGATTGGAACGTTATCGGCCCGATTGGGGAGAGGTACAACATGTTTCCCTACCGGCTCAGGATTACAGAAGAGCGCGGGTACTGGAATGTTTTTACCTACAAAGACAATGTGGCAGACACCCCACAACGTGCCATCGCACTGGCCGTGATAGGAGCATTGAAATGACTCGAGCGGTGGCAGATCATTTGAAGGAGCGCAACACATGACTAGAGATACTGAGGAGAACGTACAAAAGTGTGAGTTTGCAAATGGGGCTTGCATACATTGCGGGTCAGAGGATCGAGGAGATTGTCAAGGCTGGGTTAGTTCGCCCAAACGTGAATGGGTAGGGCTGACGGATGAGGAGATCACAGAACTTGACATGGAGATAAGCGGTAGAACAATGGATGAATGTGTCCGAGCCATTGAAGCCAAACTGAAGGAGCGCAACACATGATTAATGAAGACGATGAGTTCAATCGCATTGAACAGGAAATTAAGCGTCGAAAGAATAAGCCTGCTGAAAAGCTGACGGTTGTTTACACTGTCAAGCTGACCAAAGCACAGCGCATCAAATTGATACAGTTGGGTGGGCCAACATGGCTGAGGAATCAAATTGACCGATCTACCTAACTTTGCAGCCTGGGAGCGTCAGACACTGGACAGGTTTGCCCTGGACGCTTACTTGAGGTTACAGGCCCAGCAAGAGGCACTTGAGCAACTCAGGGGTGATTTGCGGGATGCTATGAACCTGATCAGGATAAAAACAGTGAGCGTTCGTCCTGTCGACGTTTAACTAATCCTGGGAGAATTTTGCCACCCCCTTTGGTGAACTTCAGGAACTCATTGGAGGCTTCTTCAATCTCACCCCTAAGAACTTTCTGACGGAGGGTGCTACGCTGTACGCCTCCCAGACCAAGGTTAAAAGCAAAACTGACAAGAGCATCATTCTGACCTGGGGTAAGCACCATAGGAAAAAGTTTGGTGATGCCAACTTCAAATCGCTGGAGATCAGCACTAAGGATTCCATCTACTTCATCCTCGGAAAACGTGCGGTTATGTTCTGGTTTGAGTTGGAAAGCATCCCGTTGGTCTAGCGGCAAAGCACCTTGTGCCGGGTATAGAACATGGCCCACACCAATTGTCCACAGCTTTGCAGGGCAACGGTAGGGCTTGTATCTAACACCCTCATGGTGCTTGATCATGTCCTTGCACCGCTGAGATACTTTCAATCCTTGCCACCCTTGAATGCCCTGCCACCAAAGTGGAAACTAATGATTGAAGCAAAGATCAATTGGGTATCGGTATCCCAAAGTTTTTCAATCAACACATCAAATTCAATACCGTGATTCCAAGCATAGACAAAGCCACCGATTTCAACAAAAGCAAACAGTAGGAAGAAACCGTATGTCAGCAATGGCCTTACACCTGACCGTAGGTTGATCATCCACTGACTAGCACCTTGACCAATTGCAATGTCGTGAGCATAGATAGCAGTGCGTTCTGATGCCTCTGCCTCTATCATCTGGCCTTCAACCCTGATCTCTTCTACCCGTTGCTGTGCCTCAAAGCCTGCTTTGCGGAGTTCCAGTTCGCGTTCAGTCTGGAGTTGAGCCATTGCCATCTCATGCTTCTTGTCAGCACGATCTTGGAAGAAACCAAGCAGCTTTGGTAAGCCACCAGCAAGGAAGCTAATCAGGGTTGAGAGTAGGGTCAGCATGATTAGCCTTTAAGGTCAAAACTTAAATTTGCGTGACGGGGATATTGAACAACACGTTCCCCTTCAGGGCATTTGTACTTGATCGTTGCCAACAGAGTTGCTGTGCCGGGTGCAATCTTCTCTTTTCGTACCATTGTGAGTTGGTAGGTGAACGTGTCAATTGTTGGCCCTGCTGGTCCACTGAACTTGCTTGCTGTAGTGGTGGCTTCATGCACCATACCTGCGGCATCACGGACGCTCGGGGTAAAACTCTCTACCGAGCAATCATCACGTTTCTTGATTCTGGCAACAGTGACGTTAATGGGCTTCCCGGATTCCGCCACGATCTTAAAATTCTCAGGTGACCATTCAAGGATGGCCCTGTCAAACCAACCAAATTTATCGGCAAGGGTATAGCCCCCACCAATTGCCGCAATGCTTGCTGCAACGGCTCCTATGGCCTTGGTTACGTCAATCATTTTTTCCAGAATTGAACAAAACTAAACACCACCGCCGCCGCCGCCCATATGCCGATGCCTCTGTTGACCCACTGATCGACCTTTCGGTCAGTGCGATGCAGCATAGACTCATGGACGCTGAGTTGTGTTTCAACTGCGCCGATCCTTGTTCCTTGGTTGGCTTGCCTTTCCTCGAACAAGATCAGTTTGCCAACAGCATCGGTCAGCTTATCAACCTTGCTTTCCAGGCGTCTGAAATCATCGTCAGTCATCTGAATGTCCCGTTGTTAATCGCGTCCAGAAGACGTTTGCCGTACTTTTCTACCGCCGCCTTGGTGATAACGTACTCACCGCCTTGCAGCGCCCCGTAGCCGTCATCTGGAGCAGGAGCGCGGCCTTTGAGATGCTGGGCGTGAACCATGCCGCCGTGAGCGTAGCCCATATCAGCGGCATCAGCAGGACTACCGCCGAAATCACCTGTGCCGACGCCACCACCAAATGCACCACCAGCGCCACCAGCACGGCCACCGAAATCACCAGCCATAGGAGCCAAGGATTCACCGGTAATGCCTGACCGTGCTACTGGCGAACTTATTGCCTCGGGAGCCATAGGAGCCAAAGCCTCACCAGTAAATGATGACTGCGATACCGGCGAACTAACGGGCGCGTTAAAGGACAACCTATCGCCGCTGTCATCAGCATAAGGGCCGTACTCTGGCGCATTTATGTCTGCTATCTCAAAGGCCCTAAATTGATCTTGAGATCGTTCTCTGGCGTCCCGGCTTGGCGCAAGCTGCGAAGCCTCGTAAGCAGACAGACCTGCGTTAGCCAACCTACCAATGTTAAACGCCGTACCAACACCGGGCAGCATACCCACAGCAAACTGCGACATAGGCGACATACTATTGATCGCATCCCGCCAAGAAGACCGATCCTGCGCCGGGCCTAGCCCGAGTGGGCCAGATGGCGGGGTAGAACCGACGCCTTGATACCCACCGCCACCCATCATGTTGTTTTGCGATTGACGCTTGCGGAGCATCTCGTTGAAAGCATTGAGGTAGTACATATGTGTTCCTACTGCGTCATGGCGTTTTGGTTGGCCGAAGCAAGGGCGTTTGTGGGCTGCTCTTGTCTTGTGACAATTCTCGCAGAAACTGCGCCAGCCTTGCCCCACGATGATGGATCAGCCAATGCTTTAAGTGCCTTACTCTTTTCAGCCGCTGGCAAAGTATTAAGCATTTCTAATGCGCTTTTGCCAGACACCATACCTTTTTGCAGTTCAGCAAATATTTTCTTGTCTAACCTTTTTTCCAAAATGTCCAATGTCAAATTGGCCGCTGTCGTTGCGCGATTTAACAAACTTGGAAATCTTAAACGGAAAGAATCAGCGCCGATAACTTTTCCAAGTGCTTCTGTACCGGCAGTTGCAGCCTCTTTCATTGCGCCAGCGCGTTCAATGTTAGATGCCAATTTTTCTAAAGTAGGCATTTTGCTGCCCATCTCTTTAAAAATGTCGTAGTTTCCGGGGCCAAAAATAGCCTCAACGGCGTCTGGGTTGTTTCCGCGAACTAACTTGACGTATTCATTTGGAGAGTTTTCAAACAACTTTGCCGCTTGTGACGCCATTGCTTTTTGATCAATGGCTTGCATACCTTGAGCGTATGTTTTAAGGTAATCTCGCCATCCGGTGCCACCAGCTTTTTCAATGGCGTCATCAATCAACGGACGCACTTCCTCAAGCGTTTTGCGCGTTACCTTGGCGCTAATTTTGGGGTCAGTCTGGCCCAAAATCTGCATAATGCGCTCATTAATGCCTTCTTTGCGAAGGGTGTACAGATCGTGAGCATCAATGACGCCACCACCTTTTTCTGTCAAATTGGCAATGTCATCTTTGATGGCTTGCAACACTTTAGTCATGTTGGAACTAGCACGAAGCCCAGGCGTTGAAAGTTTGGCGTCAATAGCCGCTGTGATGCCACCCGCATCTAATGGGCGCAACCCGTAATCTTCCAAACTGCCAATCTGACGTTCAATAAACCCAGCTTCATTGCGGCGTTGATTGGCAATAGCGGCAAATGTATCTGATGTTTGTTTCCACTCTTGAGAACGATCACCAGCCGTTAAAAACCCAGGCTTGCCTTTGGCCGCAATTGCTGCTTGTTGCGCGGCTTCAGTTGCGGGTGAAATAGTTGCTTGGCCGATACGGGCTGGGCCTGTCACGGTGCCTTGAGTCAAACCTCCAGATAGAGGGGCCAAAACTGGCGCAGGGATACCGCCGCGCAAAGCATTTACCATGCTGGCTTCACGCTGTTGCAGTTTTGGAGCCAACTGGTTAACGGTCTGTGCGGCCTGATTAGCCGCCTGCAACTCCACATTCCGCATATCGGCGGTCAGTTGATTCAGCCGTTTTATTGACTGTTCATACGCCGCCCGTGCTTCTGTTTCATTGCCGCCTTCAGCCATGCGTTGCAATTGCGCTAGGTCATCTGCCGCTTGACGTTTTAGCAAAGCAGATACTTCATCTGTTTTGCTAGTCATCACCCCAAGAGCCTGCCACGCATCTTTTTGAATGCCCGATGTGGCTTGTGCTGCGGTAATGTCAGAAGGCGAAGCGGTTAATGCCGCACGAATAGCCGCAATCCGATCACCCGCAACATCACGCGCAATCTTGCCTGCGCCAACTGCGGCCAACTGACCAGTGAAAGCATCTTTGAGAAACCCGGCGCTTTTAGCCAGCACTTTGACTACAGGGGGTGCAACTACGGCCAAACCAGCACCAGCACCAGCACCAGCACCAATTTCATCTGGGTTAGTGAGCGCCAAAGTTGCGCCGCCAGTCGTTCCACCGGCAAACAATCTTGCGCCAATATCAGCAGCGCGGGTTGCCAAAGGAATTGCTTGCGGGGCAACGCCAGGGACAACTTTAGGCAGCAGGCCAGAAGTAAAGCCAGACGAGCGCATGGCGTTGACAATTGGGTTTATCAAACCCGGTGCATATGGAGCTGCTGCCGCCAAAGGACGCGCAATCAAACCACCTATGGGCGCGGTAATGGCGGCTTCAGCCCCAAGTTCACCAGCACCCGTTGACATTGGGTACTCTTGCTTGAACGGTGCAACACGCGCTTGTGACTCAGCTTGGCGGCGCTGGGCGTCAGTAATCAGTGCTTGACCGGCGCGTTGCACTACGTTAGTTGGCCTTTGGCCGGTAACCAAACTAGACAAAGTTTGAGAAGGCGCAAATATGTCGCCAGCGGCCTCAATACCTTTACCAACAAGTTGCTGCCCACCAAACATGATGTTGCCGCCACCTTTGATAATGCCTTCAGACAATGCCTGAATCGGAGCGCCAATTGAATCAAAAAACCCACGTTCTTTACGCCCCGTAGGAATGCCGCTAGATGAAACGTCATAGCTTCCCCGTCCTGGGTCGTAGTTTCCTAAATAAGGATCAACAGGGGCGGGGGCAGACATTGACTGCCGAGCATCTTTATATGCAGCAGCTACAGTGTCAAATTCTGGCGTACCTTTTTTGTCAGCATTTTTGACAATCCATGCTGCGTATTCATCTGCAGTTGCCATTAGTTGCCCCCACGAAGTATTGCATCTGCTTGATCGCGAATAGAACCGCCTCCAGCAGGCGCTGGTGCCACACCGTCTGTAGCCATTTCAGGCGATGCAAACTGGCCTTTGCGGTCTTTCATTAAACGCAACACAGTTTTGCCTGCCTTTTTTCTAATCTCTCTCGGCAATGTTGGATCAGCTAATTGACCCGCCGCTTGTTTATATGACGTTGTATCTGCGTTAGATTGTGGGCCTTCAAACCTTGGCACCATTTTTAGCGCCATGTCTGCGATTGGTTGAAGTTCACCAATGGCAATAGCACCAGGCATAGCTTTACCACCAAATCCAGCAGCAAGGTCTATTAGTCTCCCCGCACCACTGCCGGTAGATTGGTCAATTAACCCGCCATCTTTAGTTGCATCAGTAAGTTCAATGATGGCGCGGTCAAGGTCTAAATTAAGTTGTTTGCGTTGTAGCGTTGCTTTTTCTGCGGTAGCTGATGGTTTGCCTTTTACGGGCGCCCCGCCTTCACCGGTAACAGCCCTTGCAACAGGCACACCGCCTGAAGCAAGCCGCGACGGCAACGCGATAAGATTTCCCTGTGCGTCCTGTTGATATGTAACGCCCTGCGCCTCTTGAGCCAATCGTTGCTGCGCCACGCTAAGATTGCCTTGTGCAACGCCCAAGTTTTTCCGTGAAACATCCAAAGAACCAGCTTGAAATGGCGTCATTCCCGCAGCTTGGGCAGGCATAACTTCTTGTTTAAAAGTAGGACTATTTGGGTTGTTATCCACAAAAATTATTTTGCCGTCAGGGCGTGTAATTTGAGTTGGACTAGGCTTAACAAAATTCAGGGCTGCGATACCTTCTGGATGCGCCGAAACATAACTTTTGATAATTTCCAACCGTTTTGCCGGATCTGGAATAGCAGCAAACTGCGTACGCAAATCTTTAGTAGGTATGTTTTGACTGTCAAGCATATCAAACGCGCGGCTTAAACCTTGGTCTGATGGGTCTTGAAGTGCTGCAATTAAACCAGTTCCAAGTGCTTTGTTTTTTAACGCAAATACTTCTTGGCTAGTTTTTGCAAGCCCAGCTTTTTCTTTTTCAACTTCAAATTGTGATTTTTGGATGGCTGGAATAGACGCCCCAGCGTTAGCGCCAGCCAAACTTTTATAGACGCCTGCGTAATTAATTTCGCCCGTTGTAGGATTCATGTTTGACTGGTAAGCCTGGTTCAAAGCGTTACGGGTAACGTCTTCTTGCTGGGCTTTTGCCATCGTGTATCGGGCAAGTTCATTCTGATTTTGCCCCTGCTGCAACTGCTGCATCCTGCCATATTGGACAAACGGGTCAATCGGCGCTTGGAACTGAGCGCCTTGAGCAATCATAGAGTTTAGGTCGGCCATGTTAGTAACCCCCACCTTCTTGCATTGGAATCATGGTATTGGCGTTGTATGGCATATTGGTGTACTGAGGCGCGTCATACAAACTAGGCCGTCTTTGCGACGCCAGCCATCTGTCAAAGTTGCTCTGATTTTGATAGCCGCTTGCCATTGTGCCAAGTGCGTTGTTGAACGTATTGCCCATGCCCAACTGACCTGCGGCAGTGGCTTGACCAGCTTGGCCCATCAAGTTACCCGCATTGGTGGCATAGTTTTGACCCGCCGTTGCGGCCTGATTCGTTGCTGTTTGACCTAAACCGGCCATAGCAGCCAAACGGTTGTAGCCCGTGTCTGAACGCGCCACGTTGGTGTTGTAGCCTGTCAAAGCGCGGTTGTAGGCGTTGCCAAACTCTTGCGAAGCCATGTCTTGAGCATTGCGCGCTGCCGCTGTTAACGCGCCACCAGAAAATAAATTTCCGCCAACAGCTTGACGGCGTTTGAGCGCTTTTTCGCTTTCTGCCAATCGGTACTCATAACCTGGGTCTAAAACCAGGTCACCAGCGCCAAACTTAAACGCTGCGGGTTGCGCGAACGCGCCGCCTTGCATCTGTGCCAACGCATTGGTTCCTGCCTGCTGCCACGGTTGCCGCAACGCAAGTTCTTGTGCTAGTTGCCGGTCTTGCAGTTCAATAGCGCGATTGGCAGCGTTCGCTGAAGTGCTGGCAGCAGCCTGCTGGCCTTGCGAACTGATTAGCCCACCTAAAAGTGACGCGCCAGCGGGGATTCCAATTTCTGGACTAGGCATCTTCAAACTCCTCAAAAGCGTAGAACTCGCGGATTTCGCGAGACACCTTACGCATATGCTCAAAACCACCAATCAAAAAGGCAGTGGCGATATGTATTTCAATCCCAAAATTGCGGATGTGAAATGCTAAATTTCGCAAGTGCTTTTTGTCACTTTTGCACATCTCATTTGCGTCATGGAACCCATTGATTGACGCCATGATCAAAGGCTGGTAATAGGCGTAGTTTGCCACAAACCAGCGGTTAGCAGGCAATACAAACATCAGCGATAAAAACGCCCGATTGATGTGTTCGTCTAAGATTGGAACATCCTTGTCAATCAGATCGTCCCACAACTCAACTGCGTCAAAAAAGCAGCCCACAAATTCAATGGCTTCTTGATGGCCTAAAAACCAACGCTGCTTATTGGCTTTGCTATCCTCTTGCCATTGGGTGGACATAATGGGCATCTGTTACTCCAGCAACAAATTGTTGTTAGAAGCAGCCTGCATAATGACCCAATTGGTGCCATCAGAGACTAATGTAGCCCAATTCCCAACCACTCCCAAAAGGATAGCAGTTCCAGCTGTAGTGCTGTCAATTGGCACGACATTGCTAGATGCCGAGTTTACCAATTGCGCCTGCATATTTTTGACCGTGATATATCGACCTGTCCAACTTGAGGCAGCAGGGAATGTCAGCGTCATGGCCGAGCCGCTTTTGTTGTTGATGATCCAGGTGTCAGTGCCTGTAATCGTGTAATCCGCAGTCTTGGTCAAGACGGTAGACAACGGAACATAGTCAGTGTTAGCCACTGCTGCTGAGATAGCCGTGCCATTGCCCTTGAGAAGCCCTGTGACGCTTGTTGTCAGGGTAATAGCAGGCGTTGTAGTGGCAGTAGCTACAGTACCTGCAAAGCCGTTTGCCGAGACAACAGATACGCTTGTGACCGATCCAGAACCCTTGTTGTTAAACGTTGTCCAATCAGTTGAGGTTAGGTAGCCATTAACGCTGGTGGTCGCCGCTGCCATGCTGATGGCTGGGGTTGCGCCGCCAGATGAAACAACAGGCGCTGTGCCGGTGACAGATGTAACCGTACCGCCAGAGCCAGTGGCCGACAATGTGCCGCCAGCAAAAGAAACACCTGAACCAATGGTGACGTTGCTGAACCCGCCGCTGCCGTCGCCGTACAGTATGGACGTTCCGCTGGTTGCCGGTGCATAGTCTGTGCCGCTAGTAGCTGCGCTGATGGCTGTACCGTTGCCTTTTAAAATGCCCGTAATGCTGGTGGATAGGGTGATTGCAGGTGTAGCGCCACTCGTTACAGTTCCTGCTAGGCCATTGCTGGACGTAACGCTGATTGAGGTTACGTAAGTTCCAGCAGGCTGCTTGTTGTTAAACGTTGTCCAATCAGTTGAACTTAACGCACCTCGATTTGTCGCTGATGCTGTAGGAACGTTCAGCGTAATGACCGGAGTGGTTGTGCTATTGACAACAGTGGAACTTAGATCAGTCCCCGTTGTTCCCAAGGTCAGCGCGGCCACAGATGTGACTGTACCTACATACTGATCGTTGCTGGTGATCGTGAAGTTTGGGTAAGTTCCAGTGACAACCGTTGTGCCTGCGCCCGTCAGCACTACCGTCAAGTCGGGCAGGCTGTTGGTTACCGTAATAGTGCCCAAACCGTTGGTCACGGTAATGCCGGTGCTGGCCGTCAACGTGTTGAGAGAATAGCCGGTTCCGTTGCCAATCAGCAGTTGGCCGTTGGTTGGGATAGTGCCTAAACCCGTGCCGCCGTTAATGACCGGTGTAATCGCTAAACCGCCGCCCGTGATTGTGTAAATGTTGTTGAACCAAAGGAACCACTCCATTGACACAGCGCCCGTCTTCCCATTGATTAACGGGACGCGAGGCGCCGGGATCTGAGTAATGTTGACGCCAGTTGCCACATCAGTCCTTTGATGGACTTAACACCAACTCAGCACCCATGATGCTTACCTTTATTGGGTCAGTACCGCTAATTTCATATACCCGATCACGCAACTTGAGCGTCATGCCCAACCGACGCCAAAAAGTACGGTAGCCGTACTCGCCAATCTTGCCCATGCTGGCCCAATGCTCGTTTGACCAAGTGTGACCACCATCGTCCGACCACCGCAGCATACATTGCGGGTCAGAGCCTTGGCCGTCGTTCAGCCCTGCGCCCATTTCAGCATTAAGTTGCAGGGTATGGTGGGCCGTGCGCTTAAAGTTATTCTGACCTGGCGGCAGCGCCCTCCACGAACGCAGCCACTTTTGAACCCCGCCGTTGTCAGCGTAAACGTCTAGGTTGAACTTGTAGATGTTGCCATTCTCAAAGTCGCCAACAATGATGTTGCCGCCAAAGTTGCATTGGCAATTGCTGCGGTGCCGCATAAACTGACCATTATCAAACCCGGCTCGTTCGTGCCATGCCTCAGTAGCCACATCGTAGACCCAAGTGGCGTTGCCTGATGGAAAGTTCAGCACGTAGAAAGCGTGGCCTTCCTGCTGGTAGGTATACGCCACGGCGTCCGAAATGTTGCCGTATTGGGCAATAGCGTACTCAACGGCGTGAGTAGAAACCCGAGTTCCGGTGTAGCCGTTGGCGCGGTAAACAATGCCCTGCCCACGGGCGTCTGTGCCCAGCCAGAACAAGCCGTTGTCCAATTTGGCTATGGAGTACGCAGATATGCAGCCAATCTCATTGAACGCGCCTTGAATGCGCGTCAAGGGGAAATCAACAGCGCCTGAGTCATACCAAACCTCTACCGAATCGGTGCCAAACACCCATAGCTGCCGGTGATCAGAGATAAGCCCAACTACGCCATCTGGCGAACCTTCAGCAGATGCAAAGTCCAACGGCTCAACTGAAGTTCCATCCAGCAGTTGCGACACCCAGATGATTTGGCTATCGGGCTGGTTGAAGACAAAGTAGCCGTCAAGGTACGCCACCGTCACAGCGCCAGCAAAGTCTGGATCTGTAATCTGCGCGAATACGTTGGTGGTTTCGTTGTAAATGTAGCCGTCAGGATTGCAGGCAAAGAAGATCTGAGTGCCGTTGTCCGCAATGGATACCGGGCCGGTGCCTGACACCGTACCAAGCAAAGTCGGTGTAGCCGTCAGGCCAGTCAGTTTATACACTTGCTGGCCCGACACCACGTAGAAGTCGCTGCCGTTGGTTTGGTGCGCCCACAGCGCCCGGATGGGGCCGGTGCCTACAGATTGCAGGAACTCCAGCCCTGGCGCACGGTTCAGAAAGCCAGCCTCTAAGCCACCAGCAGGAATGGCTTCAGGGAACAGGTTGACCATCCTGTTGTCCGCAGCGTTAACGCTACGCGCAACATAGGCGCTGCCAAGGATTGGCGTGTGCATTATGCTATACTCCTATTTAACTTAACTAGAGGTACAGTATGGAAATATGGAAGCCTGTTTTTGGCTACGAAAATCTTTACGAAATTAGTAATCTTGCCAACGTGCGTCGTGTTGGTAGGGCTAAAAAACTTGATGCCGCAAAAATTCCCGTTGCAAAACAAATGTTTGAAAACGGCGCGTTTCTTCGCGAAGTTGCAGAATTTCTTGGCACTAGCAACGCCACTGCCAGCATGATTAAAAATGGAAAAACTTGGAAAGGCGATGCTGCGTACAGAAAAGTTAAAACTTCTGCTGGTTCCGATCACTATTTGCGTTTTGCTGCGTGTAAAAATGGCAAATACACCAAAGTTGGGGTTCACAGAGCTTTGTGGGAAGCCTTTGTTGGTCCTATTGAAGGTCGATTGGAAATAAACCATAAAGACCTTAACCGAGTCAATAACTGCCTTGACAATTTGGAACTGCTTACACATCAACAAAATATTCAACACGCGCATAATATTTATCGGCAAGAACGAACGCATCTTCCCAAAGGCCAACGTAGCGGCCCTTTTGGTAGATTTGATAACCGCTAAGTTAAACATACTTAGAAGTTGCCACTATAAATATTATATCTTTGGCGATTTGCCACGATGCCGTAAGGCATAGCCATCACATCATCTGGGTTGTTGATGCGCTTGAGGTTGCGTTTGCTGGTCATGGCAATGCGCTGAACTTGTGGACTTGGCTCGACGCCAAACTCGGCGGCAATCTCACAAGCCAAATTGAACCTAAAGGCTCGCAGGTAGCCTGGCGGGAACGACAGCGTAGTCGCCAAAGTTGCCGGTTGATGCAGTTCTTCAACCGAAATAAAGTGCCATTCCAACGGGCGCAAAGGCACTGGATATACGTACATCTCAATGTCGGGATACGACATATTGATCCACAGCACTTGTGGGTACGTTGAGGTAACCGTTTTGACAGCAATACCATCGTATTGCTGCTGATTGATGATCTTGATGCCGTAGCTGACGTTGGTGGCAGCATCCCTAAAGTAGGTAGCATCGTCAATCAAAACCGGCCTATTGCCGACAAAATCACCAGATGGGCCTAGCGTTCTGCTCTTAATACTGGCAGGCCAAGTAAACACCTGATCCTGAGTGCTGAACACTGACAATCGCTCAGTGTTCCATGAGTCAATCATCTGGTTGAGCGCCGCCAGCGCGTCTTCAGATGCTGCCGCTGAAGGTGTCTCACCCTCTGCCAGCATCCCAATCAGGCGCATGGCCCCGTTAATCTGGTCGCCAGCAGATGTGGTACTCATTTACGCTCCTAGTTCAGCAACCCCAACTCGCGGCCTGCCACGGGGACGCCTCATTTCGTTTACCGTGGCAGGTGGCTCAACGTCACCCAAATCATACCTCACCCAGCCGTTTTGTTCATCATAAGCGGCTTCCGCATCTACGCAAGCTACTTTAGTCCCATGCTCTGGATGGCGCAGATAGATGACCGCCATATTACGATGCGCCGTGAATGACTGAGAAATTGATAATCACCGCTTCAGAGTATGAAGTGGCAGCAGTCAGATTTCGCAACGTAATCAAGGCAGAACCAGCAGCCAAATATGAAACGTAAGTTGTGTAAGCACCAAGCGCACTACCAGTGGTATTGCTTGATACGTTCACAATGATGGTGTCATTGATGGAAATCATGCTGTTGGTCA